TTATAATATAAATAATAAATAGTTTTTAAATCAATTTTTAGAAATTTATTAAGAGATATATATATTTATATCTAAACAATATTGATATGTAAAAAATTGAAAATAAAAATAAATAATTTATTAAGGTAATCCAATATAAAAAAAGAAGTAAATGACAGAAAATAAACAGTTAATAGTATATCCACCGTATTATGAAGATGATAAGTATTTATGTTATATAGTTAAATTAATATTTGAGAATGAAGATAAATCAAAGAATTATTGGTTACAGTATCCGGATATAAAGGATAAAATATTTTGGTCAGTATTATATAAAAGTATAGATGAGAAGTATGATAAAGATCCATATATAATAGATAAGGGTAGTATAGTTTATCATACAAATATGACAAAAGATATAAAGGATTATTTTATTAGTAGGGAGCGTAATATAGTATATTTTGGATTAGATATAAATATATGTTTATGGTATGGTTTAGAGGTGTATGAATATTTATATAAATTTGATAAAGAGAAACTAGATATGAATTCTAATTTTTATTTACATATATATGAGGTAAAGAGACAAATAAAGTATAAGTATAATTCAGAAAAGAATAATACGTTAAAGGAGTATGAAGAGAGTAGTAAAATTCCATTAGTAGGATCACAGACAGTTTTTCATGGTAATAATTTTTATTATCATGAATTAGGAACAGAGATGACATTACCCTATAAATTAATAAGAAAGAAATTAAATCCAATAAAGACATATAGGATAAATATATTACAATTATTAATGATAAAAGGTGTAGGGTTAATAAATAAATTACCAGATATATGTTTAGAAGAAATATAAAAATAAAATATTATAATTAAGATTGATGAAAAAAGAGTAGTGGTGGATTAGTAAGAATAAGTTTGATAGGTTGTTGAAAGTTGCAGTCGGGACAGAGTCCTTTAATATTAAGTTTATTTGATTTAGCGGTATAGAAAATACAGTAGGGGTGGAAGGAGTGACCGCATTGAAGAGAAATATAATATAAGGAGTTAAAATTATTATGATTAATAAAATCTTTAAAATATTTATTATAATTATTATGGATAGATAATCCAGAACAAATAGAGCAAGAGAAAAGATGATTAGTATTAGAGAAGAGGGGTATTTTGAAGTCAGATGTAATAGAGTAACCTTTAGAGAACATAGAGAAAAGTCTAATCATTTTGAAAAGTTCTCCGACGAATTGGAAAGTAGTTCTAATAGAGGAAGGTTCGTTAAATGAGAGTAAAAAATGTTGAGATATTTTATTACGAGAGAGGTTAATAGTTTGAGAAAGAGAGGGCATATCAGAATCATTAATTCTGAGCATAATTTTACGAGATCTATCAAAACAGAAATTATTAATATAGAAGTCCATTTTACTAAAAGGGTTATAAGGTTTTCCGGATACTAATTCAGCATTAATAATAATATCATTAAAGTTATTGATATTAATAATACCAAAATCATAGTGATAGAGAGGAGGATGAAAATTATAGAATATTTTTTCGTTAAAATGAGTAATAAGATTGAGAGAGAATAGTTTATAAAGTAAAGTTTTAACATTAAATAAGAATAATTCTTGACAAGTTCCAGGTTCATCATTAATAATATAAAGGTCAAGGTCAGAGAAAGATCCTTTACGAGTAACCATATATCTAGCGATACCACCATAAACGTAAAGGTTAAGTTTTCCTAATTCTTTAAAATGAGTAGGATTATTAATAATATTCCAAACAGTTTCAAGCCAGATCATAATTTTATTAAATTTATTATAGATGGTAATATTATCAATATTAGAAGAGATACAATTAATATTAGTATTAATATCAATACCATCTTTAGTTACGATATTTATAATATCATTTTTATTGTCTTTAATAAAATCAGATAGGGGTATATTATATTTAGAATAAATTTTTTTCATAATTCTTAATTTATAATAGTAATAATTATTTAAGTAGCTATATGTGAATAATAGATAATATATATCACCTTTGCACATTTAATAAGAATAAAAATGAATTAAAAAGATTTAGATTTTAATTTTTTAGTTTTAATAAATTTAATATTATTTTTACTAGAATGAATAATTTTACCAACAATTGAAAGATGATTAATATTAGAATCAAGGACAATATTTTTAAGAGTTTGAATAAAATAATCATTATCATTAATAGAGATAGGTCTAATAATAATAAATAATTTATTATTAAAATTGATATCAGGAATAATATTAGTAGAATTATTAATTTCAAATAATTTTCCTAGATAAATATCATCTTCAAAATCAAAAATTTTATCATTTTTTTTTATTAGGGGTCTTCCTTTAATAGTATGAATAGTTTCAAATAGTTCATCTGAAATATCAGTAAATTTAAAATTCATAATAATAATAAAAAATAAAAGATAATTAGATAAAAAAAAATCATTTTTTTTATAAAAAATGGGAAAGGATATATAAAATAAATAAAATTAAATTATATCATAAATTTAATTTAATATAATAGGAATTTATAAGCAAAGACTGTAAGTAAAGTAATATAATAAGCAATAAAAATTATTTTATAGAAGTAATAACAGAGTAGTTATTAAGTATATAAGATTCATTAGTTTTAAGGAAATCAATCATATTTTTAATTTCATTAATAGAAATATAGATATTGAGTGAAGATCCTTGAGATGTTTTAATATTATATAAATCATTTTTTTTATCATAGTTAATATAATTAATATTTTGGTAATCATCATTTTTATTTTTTTTCTTAGGGTTAATATGTTTTTCTAATTCTTCAACTTTAGATTCGATTAGTTCGAGTCTTTGAATAATAGTATTGATAATATCAGTATCCATATAAATGTGATATAAAAATAGGATAAATGTAATATAAATAATTCAATTTTTTATAAAAAAGAAGTAATAAAAAAAAACTAGATATCGGTAAGATATTATAAATAAATAAAAATTGAAAAGAATTTAGTATGATAATATAAGTTCTAAAAATACAAAAGAAATTACAAAGATAATTGATTTAAGAAATGAAGTCAGTAAGGAAGGTAATAAAGAAACAAGATAAGGAAGAAGAAATGATGACAGCAGATAAGTTATTTGCATTAGCTACAAAGAAGCGAGATGAGATAGAAAAGAATAGATATTTGATAGCACAAGAAGAGGCTAAGAAGGATATTTTATTAGACTATAAGTCAAAGATGTTGGAGGCAGCACAGAATGGGAAATACTATGTAGATTTATATAGTTGGAATTTTGTGGAACCTTCGGATAGGAGGACTTTCAGATATCAGGGGCTTAGAGTATCAGATATTTTATTTAAAGATCCGATTGATGAAGATAAAAAGGTTATAGGGAAGTCTTTAATAGAGATATTGAAGGAATTTTTCAATAGTCAGAATTATTCGATTCATATTTATATTTGGAAGAATAGTCCAGATTCGAAGCGATCTATAAGGGTATCATGGTCTTTAAATTCAGAAAAGCATTTAAAGGTTAAAGAAACCAAAAAAGATGACAGTAAAGAAAAGAAAGAAGATGATTTTTTTAAAGATAGTGATGAGGAAGATGAAACTGAAGAATAAAAAACGAGATAGGTTTTATATATAATGGAACCTATAATTTATAAGTAAATAGTGAAATATTATAAAAAATAAACATATGAATATAAAAGATCAATTAGAATTGATGTTAATCAAATGTTTAAAAATTTTAATGAATTTTTTTTTATATTTATCAGTTTTGATAGTAGAAATATATTTTTGATTTTCGAAGAATTCATTAGATGAACTCATGTTATCAATATTATTAACTTTAATATAAGCAATATAAAGGTTGGAAGTTAATATATTAGAGATATGAGTATAATCAAGGTCTTTAATCCATTTAAAATTATTCCAATATACGCATTGTCTAGGAGAAATATATTTAATAGATGGTTCAAAAAAATTTTTGTCATTATTGTAGTAATTAAAAAGTAATGTAACGTCGGCATTAATGTCGTTAAGAGATAGTGTATTTTGAATGATAACAGGATCAATATTAATATTTTTATCTTTTTCTACATTTTTAATATGCAATATATTTTTATTATATTTTTTAAGTTCATCATTTTCGTTTTTAAGATTAGAAATAATAGTATTAAGTTTATTATTTTCAGATAATAAATGATTAAATTTATCTAGTAATTCTTCATAAGATAAAGATGACATAATAATAATAAATAAAATAATAAATAAATTTGGAAAAAATTTTCATTTTTTATAAGATAATAATATATAGTTAAATGTTGAATAAGAAAAAAAAGATAAGGGTAAGGAAGTTAGGGGGTAATAAATCGCCATATTTGATAGCAATAAAGGAGCAAATAAGGAATAATGATAAGAGAGGTGATAATGGTAGTTATATAAAGGATACGAATAGTGATAAAACATTATCACCGTTATCTGGTTATGAGCCTAGATATAGTCCAAATAGATGGAATGATAAGGATAATATAAGGGATAATCATAATTGTTATGCATATGCATTAAATAAGATAGCATATCATAGATCAGATAAGTCGCAGCCGGGATATTTTTCAGGTTTTCCACCGTTAAGTGACAAGGATTATAATTGTGCAACATTTTTAAAGAGATTAAAGAAGGATATACCAGGTTTTTATGTAACATCTTTTAATGATAAGTGTAGATCAGGTTTTTATAAGGCATTTTTAGCTTTAGATGAGAAATATGAGGATCAGGATTATCATTTTTATAGGCAGGATAATAGTGGTTATTGGTCGCATAAGCCGGGTAGGACAGAGGCAACAAATATAGATGCATCAGGTAATTTAATAAAGAATCCGTTAATAGCGGATAGGAAATATAGGCATTTTGATTATTCAACACCATGTTTCTTTTTTTGTTTAAATAGTAAATTATCTAGTTTGCATTCACGTTATGAAGATTAGTAAAAAATATATAGAATAAAAAGAAATAAATATATAATAATAATATATTTATTGAATGGGTGATATTTATAAAAAAATTATAATCCTTCAAATTTAGATAAATAATTTTGTTCAATTTTATTAATAATTTTTTCTTTGTTGGTTCCTTTATATTTTTCTCTAAGTTTATTAATTTTATTTTGTATTTTACTTTTAAAATTCGAAGTATTTTTAGATATAGAATTAGAATTAAATATGTCGTTAATAGAGGATATATTAGAATTTTGTAAATTATTAGATAAAATATTATTAAATTTTTTTTTGTTAGAATTACAATCAATACAAAAATTATTAAATTCCATATCAAGTTTTCTATATGTAAAAAGATTAAATTTATGAATAAAATTGATATAATTATATATAATTGAGATAGGTTCTTCATGATTATATATGCTTTTTGAATTATATTGAATTCTAAGTAAATCAATTAATAATTTATTTTTTTTATATAAAAATTCTAAATAACAAATAATTGTAGCAATATAATTTAAGTTTTTTTCAGAGTCTTCATCAAATTTAATTATATATTTTTTACTATTAATTTCATATTCTTTATTATTATTATTTTTTAATAAATAAAGATATAATAGAATTTTACGATATTCATCAGGTATTTTTTTGGTAATTTTTTTAGATGAACCAGATTTTGTTTGTTCAACTTTAAATATTTTATCTTTATCAGTCAATTTTTCATAAAATTCAGTAAAAGCATTAATCTTATCATGTTTTGAAAAATCATTTAATAAACTATTTTTTAAATTTTCTTTATTAATATTAGTTTCAATAAATTTATAGAATTCATTTAATTTATTATTAATAGGATCAAAATGAGAATTAAAGACAGTTTTTTTATAATAATCTATAAAAGAGATAAATTCATTTATACTAATATTTATATTTGTAGTTGGTATAGTTGTTGATGTTAGATCATGTTGATTTAAAAAATCTTTTAAAATAAAAATTAATGAATAAAAATGTTTATTAATATATTGATTATCTAAATAATTAAGACCGAAATTTATTTTTGTTTGTTTATTATATTCTTCATTTTTAATAGTTAATTCAAGAAAATTCATAGAAGGAGTAGAATTATCTTTTTTAGAAATTAAATCATAAAACATATTTTCATTGCTATTAGTAAAATTATTTGTTTTATCGATTAATTCTTTATATATTTTTAAAATAAATGAATTATTATTATTTTTATTATTTTTAGAAGAGTTATATTTAGATTTAAAAGAGTTAGAATATCCACCTCCAGATTTTTTTTTTTTATTTTTTTCAGGAGATTTAAATTTAAGAGAATCGAAGAATTCATCAATAAGCCAAAAGTTTTTATTTTTAACGAATTCGGGAATAGGTTTATTAAGATCTTTAAATGTTAATAAAGAATTAATATTAACATAATTAAAAGATTTATTTTTTTTATTATTAGAGTATTTATTTTTACGATTATTTTTATTATAATAATTTCCTCCAGATGCATTATTATTAAATTTTAATTTATTAAGAATAAGATAAGTATAAAGTCTATAAAGAACAGTATAAGATAGTTGTTTTTCTAAAGTAATTCCATTCTTTTGAAAATAATAAAAATAATATTGAATAATTTTTTTCCATAAAAATTTTTTAGAAAGGAATGAATTATCAAAAATAAAGTCTTTAATAACGATATTATTATCAATAAAGATTTTATTATCAATACTTTTTAAAATTTTTTGATTATATTCGTTAATAAATTTAAGATTAGAAATTTTATTTATAATAGATTTATTTAAAGATTTGATAGCATTTTTATAATCATCAGAATTAGTATTAGGATTAGTTTCTAAAATATATTTATATTTATTTTCATAATTATCTTTAATTTTTTGAATAAATTTATTAGATAAAATGTCTATATCTTTATCATAATTTCTATCATTTAAATGAACAATATATTTACGAAAATCTTTTAATGCAATAGTTTTATTTTGAATAAAATTTTCATTATTAAAATCATTAGAATTATTATTAGATAATAAAAGATCATTTTTTAATTTACGATTATTAGATATAATATTAGTATTTAGACTAGATTTAAAAAGAGGATCATTAAATTCAATAATATTTGACATAATCAAATAGATATATAATATAATCAGATACTTTTTTTATAAATAATAAATATTTATAAAAATATTAGACATATTAATAAAAATATAATAATTTTTATGAATTAATAGATAAGAATAATTAAAGAGAAATTTGATCTCTACCAATAAGTAATTCACAATTAGAGTATCTAGTAGTTAATTTATTACAAAAGGCTTGAAGAATTCTTCTAGATTCGCTGGTATCCCAATTATCAGTATGAATGTTATAGAAAGCTTGATTATCAATAAGTTTAATAATAATAGATCGGATAAGTTTTTTATTATCAGATTTAAATTCTTTGATAAGATCATCAATTTTGAGAGCTTTCCATTTAAGAGCAATATTAGCATCATCAATATTATTATTAATAATAATAACAGCTTTATCAAAGATTTTATTTCTAAGATTATTCATATTAATATTGATAAGTATATCATTAGATGAAGAGAATAATTTAGAATTGAAACTACCAAGATGGAAAAGTTTAGAAAGATTAAGTAATCCATAATTATATCCAATACCAGAAGATTGTTTAAAAGGGATCATAATAAGTTTATTATCATGAAGGACATTAAAAGAGTTAGAAAGTCTGTCATTAGAAGAATTAATATTAGAGAGAGAGGAAGATAAAGAAGAGTTTGTTTTAAAAAGATTGGCTATAGATAGAGTAGATATAGAAGTTAAGTCAGATATGTTAGGAGAAGATAAATTTCTCATAGAAATAATATTACCAGTAACTTTTTTATTCATAGATTTAATAATATTTTTAGATTTAGAGTCAAGTTTAGATAAGAATTTAGTAATATAAGATTTAATTTTAGATAGATTAATAAGTTTTTTAAGATCAGGTTCTTTTTCAATATAATTAATAATCATAGAAAGAAAAGCAATATTAGTAATAATATCAGTATCCATTTTAATAAAATTTTCTCTAATTTGTTCAAATTTAAGAAGTAGAATAGGATCAGATATTTTTACAGTTTTGATATTTTTATAAGTTTTTTCAAGCTTTTTTTTAAGTTCTATTTTTTCAGAAATAAGTTTAACAGTTTGATTAATAATTTCAAGGAAAGTTTTATTAATATCATCAGTAATACTTTTTGCTTCAATGATTCTAAATTTTTTATTAAACTCACTTTTATCATTATATGTTTTATATTGATCAATTTTATATTGAATATTATTTTTAAAGATATCAAAAAGTGATTCAACTTTTTTTTCAATTAAATGTTTAATATTATCTTTTTCATAGATATATTTTTTAGTATAAGTAATTAAAGAATCAAGTTTTCTTAATTTTACTAAAAATTCATTTTTTGAT